TAATAAATGCGTTTAAAATTCAAAAAAAATATATCATAATAAATTGTCCCTCCCATAGCTCAGTTGGAAGAGCAATTGACTGTAGTGGTTTGACATAAATCAATGGGTCGTGCGTTCGATTCGCACTGGGAGGAACAAGTAATATTTTATAAATTTATTTTATAAAGTATTTTTATTTAAATATTTTTATATTTTTTATATTTTTTAAAAATTTTAAAATATAATTTCTAAATTTTTTAGGTTTAATATTTTCGCTAGAAATCGGGAGCTTGCGAAAGACTCCACTCATATCATATAAAATATTAACTCTATTTTCACGAATTAATGAATTATCAATATTTTCAGGAATTTCATTCATTGTTCCAATAATAATAGTATTAGGATAAATTCCGAGTTGTATATCATCGCAGAGTCTATTCCATGATTCTTTATCAATTACTTCTCTTGGACATTCATTATATTTTGATTTTATTCCATTTTTAATATTTTTAAAAATAATATCAATTTCATCTAAAATAATAATTAAAGGTTTATCTTTACTTGGTTCAATATCCGAGTATAAATTTCTTAAATTATCAAATGCTTTTGTAGGATTATATGTCCTACAAAAACTACCATTTAATTCTTTAGCTAGAAGAAATCCAATATAAGATTTCCCATATCCAGGTTTACCATGAATAATCGTAATTAATTTATTTTCATTTTTAAAATAACGAGTTTTTATATCAGAAATAATACTTTCTTGTTCTTTTTTTGGAATAAAATTAGTAACATCAAATAATGTTTTTTTATATGTGCTGCACCAATCTTTCTCTACTTTAACCCAATGTTCAATCATAATATTTTCATCTTTATTTTCTTGTAATTCATCAACTTTATTAATTATTTTTTTATACATTTTTTTTGTACAAAATAAATATAATTGTTTATCACAGTCTTTTCCAATATTTTCTTTTGTATAACAAAAGTACCAAAAACCAATAATTAAACCGATTGGTTTATCATTTTCAGTTCTTTTAGAAGAATTTTTACCAAGTTCTGATAAAATATATTTTATTGTATCTTCATTGTCAATTTCATAAAATTGAAAATAAGACTTTAATGATAATAAAATAAAATGAAGCGCATATGAAGAAAAGAAAAAAACAATCGGACTTGAATAAAAAATTGTTTCTAAAAGACTTGTCATCTTAAAATAATAATATATAAGACATATCTTAGATTTATAATATTTTATTATTCAATTTTTTATAACGGATTTCGCCAGAAATCGGGAGCTTGCGCATGATTTCTGGCGGAGTCTGGAGCTTGCGAAAGACTCCTGGAGAACTTGCTCGTATAATAATCCTATTGGAGTCTTTCGCAAGCTCCATCAGCCTGCATCCGGGATACTCGATATCGGAAGACCGTGTGCTCAATACCGAAGGGATGGAGATATCGAATCCCTTATAAGAGCCGTTAAAACGATATATATTATAAAATCTTTGGTCTTTATAAAATACATCGGCTCCCAGGAGGGCTTGTCCCGGATGCGGAGCCGCTGTAGTCTGGAGCTTGCGAAAGACTCCGGTATTATGCACCGAATGGAAAGACTAACTAAATGTTTTTAAAGAGATTCAACAATATTAATATTATACAAAATTGAACATACGCGAAGAATCTCTCCGATAACATCTTCATGATTTAAAAATTTATTTGAATCATATTTACTTTCATAACCCATATTATTCCATCCTATTATTGATTGTATAATTGAACATTTATATTCCACTTTATCTAAATTTTCAGGAACAGAAATACACATTTTAATTTGTAATATATTATTATTAAAAAATAATATATTAAATTTTGGTTCATCAATAGTTTCCAAAGAAGGGAAAACAAGTTTTCCTTGATAAATCAAAGTCTGAATAGATTGATTTGTCAAACACATTTCATAAAAGCTCTTTAAATGTAGAGTAGACTCATAAAAACAAAAAAGTACTTTAGATTGCTTATATATATTTCGTATATGATAATGTTTCGCAAGGTCTTTTAGTCCAAAATTTAATTCTACTTCTTCGTCAAAATCATTATCCTCATGATTCATATCATCCGGATTTTCAAAAGATTCTTCATAAATCTTAATAGAATCAAACAAGTTTGAACACATTTTCAGCAAACTTCGAAAGAGCTTTTACCTACGCACTGGACTTATCGAAGGAACGAATGATTCCAAAATGAATATTTATTTTGTCTTTTTATACTAAAATAATGCATGTTATTATATAAATCAATTTTTTTTATATTTATAAATTTTAATTTAACGTACATTATGGAGTCTTTCGCAAGCTCCTACAACCTTCGGTAAGTCCGCCAGAAATCATACACAAGCTCCTGATTTCTGTCGTAAATTAAAAATTATAAATATATATCTATATATTTATAAAGTAATGAACATAATTATTCCCTTAGGAGGATTGGGTGAAAGATTTAAAAATGATGGGTATATTCTTCCAAAACCATTAATAAACATTTTTGGGAAACCTATGATTTTTTATGTTATTGATAATTTATGTTTGACTAATAAAGATAAACTTATTTTTATTTATAATAAAGAATTAAATAAATATGGATTTGATAATATTATCAAAAATAAATATAGTAATATCGAGTTAATTGAACTAAATAAACAAACAGAAGGTGCAGCTGAAACAATATTAATTGGACTAGAAAATATTGATAAATCTTTAATACAAAATAAATGTGTGCTTTTAGATTGTGATACTTTTTATAAATTGGAGTGCATAGATATATTAGAAAAATATAGAACACAAGAAGATAATGCAATATTTTGTTTTAATGATAATCAAGAAAAACCTATTTTTTCATATGTTAAAATTGATGAAAAAAATCGATTTATAACAGAAATTAAAGAAAAAGTTAAAATATCAAATTATGCAAATAGTGGTTGTTATTGTTTTAAAAATGGACAAATACTTAAAAAATATTGCGAAATAATAATTAAAAAAAATATTAGAGAAAAAAATGAATATTATACTTCATGTGTAATTAAAGAAATGTTAGAAGATGGACATAAATTTACTGCAAATATTATTGATATACATGATTTCGTATGTGTGGGTACTCCACTGCAATTAAAAATTTTTTGTAGTAATTTTGAGGGTAATTTTATTAAAAAACGTATATGTTTTGAATTAGATGATACATTAATATATTTGATTGACAAAAATGATTATAATAGTACTTATCCAATTTATAAAAATATTGATTATTTAAAATTTTTACATAATATGGGTCATACTATTATTATATATACTTCGCGGGGTATGAAAAAATATGAAAATAATCAAGGATTAGCACTTAAAAATATCGCACAAATAACTTTTGAGACACTTGAAAAATATAATATTCCCTATGATGAAATATATTTTGGAAAACCTGATGCAGATTTTTATATTGATAATTTAAATATAAATGGATACGATGATTTAGAAAAATCGATTGGTTTTTATAAAACACATATACAAGAAAGATATTTTAATAATATTTTAACAAAAAAAATGGATATTATTACAAAAAAAAGTAATAATAATAAATTACATGGTGAAATATATTACTATAAAAATATTCCAGAACAACTAAAACCTTATTTTCCATTATTTATTGATAATGGTGAAGATTGGTATTCTATTGAAAAAATTAAAGGAATAACAATGAGTTATTTATATGTCAATGAATCATTATCAGAAGAAGTATTCCTTAAATATTTAAATATTTTTAAAATTATTCATATACATCGGCTCCCGGATGCAGAGCCGATGGACTTGTTGCAAGCTGATGGAACTTGCGAAAGACTCTATCATAATAATAAAAATAGTTTAGAACAATATGTTAATATTAATATATATGATAATTATTCAAAAAAAATAGAAGAACGTTATAAAGCAAACAATGATTTATATTCTAAATATAAAAATAGTAATGAAATATATAATGATTTATTAGATTATTTTAAAAATTATCAAGAAATAAATGATGGAGTAAAAGGAATTATTCATGGAGATGCTGTTATGAGTAATTGTATAATATACGAAAATAATAATTTCAAATTAATTGATATGAGGGGAAAAATATATGATACATTTACTATATATGGAGATATATTTTATGATTATGCTAAAATATATCAAAGTCTAATAGGATATGATGAAATATTATTAGATAAAATTATTTCAAATGAATATCGACAAAAAATGATAAATATATTTTTTAAATATATTCTTGAGAATTATGAAGAGAAATATTTAGATATTATTAAAAATATTACGAATAGTTTATTATTTACATTATTACCTTTACATAATGACCGAAAATGTGATGATTTTTATAAGTTAATTAAGATTCGTGTATAATATTTATATTATTTTCATCAAATCTTCTTTTTAAAAATAATATCATAGATACACTTATAAATCCAGTTAAATAAAAAAATACATGAATATAATATTTACGGTGAATAGTTATAAACAAATAAATTAAAAAAGATATTAATATACATATTAAAGATACATATGGAATATTAGATGTTACTTTTTGTTCAATAATTTCAAATACAATTGGTATTAATGAAAATGTAATTAATAAAGTTGCAAATAATATTAAATAATAATATATATTTGTATTATTTACTGTATTCATTTATAATATATAATAATATTTTTTATATATTTTATTCACATTATAATTTATTTTTTAAAATTTAATAATAATAATCATCATCAAAAGAAACATATGTTTCATTTAGTTCTTGCTCATAATCATTATCTTGATTTGAACCAATATCATTACTGACATATGAATAATTTTCTTCTTCATATAGGTCATCTTCATATAACTCTTCTTCTTCCGAGATATCAATATTTAATATCATTGATTCTATTGCTCTTGCAAATTTTTGTATTGTTTCTTTTGATACAGTTTCTTTATCATTAGTATATTTAATATTAACTTTCAGACCTTTTTCGATTTCTTTTTCTAATATAGTACATTTTAATTCAAAATTCATACAATTTAATTTTCCCTTTAATGATAAATTATTTAACAAAATTTTATCATAATACTCATTTTTACTATCCTTTTGGATTTTTACAGGTCTTTTTAAAATAAAATATATATTTTTATTTATATATTTTAAATTAGGTAAGATGACAAAAACAGATTGCTCTTTTAAGTTATTTGATGACATTTTAACTTATTTATGTTTCAAGTTATTATTTATAAATAACTTAAAATATATAAAAAATAAATTTCAATTTTTATTTCTCTTCTGATACGAGACCAGATTTTATAATAGATACTGTGTTAACTGGTTTATCATTTCTATCAGTTTCTATATTTTCAATCTTCTTTATAATATCGAATCCAGATACTACTATGCCAAAAACAACGTGTTTATTATCTAGCCATGGAGTTTTTTTAGTAGTAATAAAAAATTGAGAATTATTGGTATTTGGTCCAGAATTAGCCATTGAAAGAATACCTGGTTGATTATGTGTTAAATTAAAATTTTCATCATCAAATTGTTCCCCATATATACTATAACCTCCTGTACCGTCTCCTCTTGTTATATCACCTCCTTGTAACATAAAATCTTTAATTACTCTATGAAAAGTCGAATCCTGATAAGCCGGTTTTGTTTTATCAAAAATACCATTACTACATAAGAATCTAAAATTTTTACACGTTCGAGGTACTTCGTCATCAAATAATTGTATAACTACTCTTCCGGCAAATTCATTTCCTATATTTATATCAAAGTATGGTTTTAAATTAGTATCTTCAAAATTAACTGGTTTTGTAATAGGTTCTTCAATTTTTATAGAAGGATTCATTGGACTGAATGATTCATGATTATTTTGATGATTTTCATTTTCTTGTTTTTTGTCATTATATGTTATTTGTTTTTTAAAAAAATATTTATATGCAAAGTATGAACCTCCTCCTACAACAACTGCAATTAATAGTAAAATAAGAATATTTTTAATTTCCATGCTTTTTATATATGTTTATTATACTTAATATTTATTTAAGTTATTTTTAAATAATATTATAGTCATTATATATTAAAAATATATAATGAGTATAAATATTTATTTTGATGGCAATAAAAATAATATTAAATATATTATTGATAATTTAGAATATAATGAAACAACTTACGATCAATGCGATTTTGTAATAAGTTGTAAATTTACTTGGGGAAATACAAATTTTAATTTTATTCAAGATAATATAAATTTATATAATAATTATTCCAAATCAGTAATTATATTTTTAATATCAGATACATGTGATAAATTTACTATACCGAATAATGTATTTTTATTTAGAACAAGTCTATATAAATCAAAAATCTCAAATAATGAATATATATTACCTTATGTATGGGAAAAAATTGATAAATCTTTTATTTTATTAAAAAAAACTGGAAATCCAATAGTCGGATTTTGTGGTAATGTTGATCAATATAGGAAAAATATTATAGAAAAATTTATCTCTAATAATAAAAATATTATAAATAATTTTATTATTAGAGATAAATTTTGGGGCGGAAATCCACATGACCAAAAAATAATAGAAGATTACGTAAATAATATTTTATCATCTCATTTTACAATATGTAATAGAGGAAATGGAAACTTTTCAATGAGATTTTATCAAGTATTATCGGCTGGTAGAATACCAGTATTAGTTGATACAGATATGATATTTCCTTTTGAAAATGAAATCAAATGGGATGAAATTGCAATAATTGGTAAAAATGAGGAAGATGTTATTAATAAAATATTTCAATGGTGGAAAGAAAAAGATATAGAAAATATACAAATACAATGTAAAATGATATATGATACATATTTTGATAAAAAAAATTTTTTTAATATAATATTTAATAATATCAAAAATAATAAAGATGTTTTTCTATTGGATGATAATCTATCGGATAAAATCATTGAAAAATACGATAGTTTTGATATGAATCTTTATAAAAAATATAAAGATTTATCAAATTTAAAAGAACAAGAATTATTAAATCATTATTTTAATTATGGAATAAAAGAAAATAGAATAACTGTATTACCAAATAATTTTAATATAAATATATATATAAATTATGAAGATTTAAAAAATATGAATAATGAAGAACTAATCGTACATTATATAAATTATGGACATAAAGAATGTAGAAAGATTAATTAAAACTCCATCTATTTCCACAATTTAAACAATTTACGAAAGTTGTCATTGGTTCATCACTACAACGAACTTGTAATTGATAATAAGTACAATTTCTTTCTTTACAACGCCCACATTTATATTCTTGAGTTCTAATACCAGCTGTACGAGAATATAAAAAATCATCATTTGCTGATTGACGGTCGATATATTTTTTCCAATGGTTAATATTTATTTCTTGTGGAGTTAAAAAAGCAATTTCAGAAGGATTAATTTCACCATTTAAAATACGTTCTAAAAAATTCTCATTTTTAACATAAGATTTTTTATCTAAATTATTATATATAGATATAATTTTATTTACATATATTCTTTTAAAAAATTTATCATTAATATTTTCTTCAATACCTTTTATTTTTGATTGTTTTATGGCAAAATTATAAATACTTTTTTCTATTTCTTCTGATATTTTTAAATTAAGCAAAATAGTATTAATTTTTTGAATACACTTACTTCTTTCAGTCATTGTTTAATCTAATAATATTTATTATATAGATAATATCTTTATATTTATTAAAATTTTATCAGTTTTTTTTAAAATATTAATAAATTAAAAATATTTTATTAATATTTTAAAAAATATTAAGGTATATTATTTTTTTTATTTTATATATTATATATATACTTATGAATATAAGAGTTATAATAAATGCATTATTAATAATTCTAATATTACATATAATTATTTTAAATATTGATTTTAAGGTAACTATTGGTAAAAATATAAAAGTTGATGCAAATAATTATTTAGAAAAATTTGAAGAGAAAAAAAATGAAATAAAACCGGATAATATATCAGAAATAAATAGTTTAGATTTCTTAACTAATGATAACGATGATTTCAAAAAAAAATTAACAAAATTTATTAAAGAAGATATCGTTCAACCAGAAAATAAATTTGAAAAGAAAAATATATTACCAGTTTCAGCTGCAAATGCTTATTTAAATGATAATAATGTTCCTAATTTTGAATCAAATGTGGCTGATATAAGTAAATTTTTTAAAATTAATTATGATGATCTAAATGAAGAACAACTTCGTTCAACATCTATAGAAGATTTAAGAAAAAATCACGATGATTCTAAAAAAAATGTTATTTCTACTAGTATTAAAGAAAATGATGCGATTAATCCATTTGTAAGAACTTCTAAGGAAAATCCTGATACATGGGCTTATAAAAATGAATTACCTATGAATGGTGGTACAATTATTAATGGAATCTTAGGATTTGATTCATTAGAATCACAATTTGCAACATATAATCCTAACAAATTAAATTTACAAGCTGCCGATAGTAATAATTTTGATAATATTCCTCACGATGATTTAAGAAAACCAATTGTTTATGAAAACTAAGAAAATCTAAAAATATATGCGTTTATTTTTTAAGAATTTTCAAAAAATTTTATATATATATAATATATAAAATGCCTGCTAAACTTCAATGGATACCAGTTGGTCAAAGAAACCCATTCACCGTATTTTACAAATATGCTAATCAAGATATCATCTTGTTTAATCGTTATGCTCACAAGTATAACTTAGAAAAATTACCAAATACATTTGGTGGTAAAATATCAGAAGCATACTAGTTATTAATCACTCTTTCTCTTCATCCAAGGATCTTCTTCCTCTAAATTTTTCATATCAGGTACTGAAAAATTTTGAATTTCTTCTTCAGATATAGTAGATTCAACTTTTTCACATGAATTATTATTCTCAGTATTGTTTTCTAATTCTTCTCCATTAGTTGGTGGTTCAGGTAAGCTTTCTTGTGAAGATTCGCTTTGTTTTTTTAAGTTATCGTAAAAAGCTTTACTTGATTCTTCTACGATATCACGAAGTTTCTCAATATTTTTAATATCTTCAGAAGTATCATCATCAGTTACTTTCATTTCATTTTGAGCTCTAAGAACTTCTTTTCTTTCAGCTAATTCTTTCTTGGCTTTATCAACTCTTTCAGCTTTTACTTGGTCATAAAAATCATCTTTACTGTCAAGATTCTCCTTATACTTCTTAACAAGGTCATTAAGCATACTTTCTTGATATTCTTGTTCTGGAACAGCATCACACTCGGGATCCCAAGGTAACCAATATCCGACTTGCCCAACAAAAATATTGAAAGAAGGGTCCTTTCTTCTTAAAATTTGAGCGCGAACAGTTGCTTCCTTATGAGTATCATAAACTCCACGGACTTTTAGACCACGAATAGAAGTTTTATAATCGTTTTGTTCAAAAAAAGTAGTTTCTAATTCTTCACGTCTAGAATATTTCCAGTCTTCAAAAATCTTCTGAATGCTTTCATAATCAGTTGGTATTTCTTTATTAATAAGTTTATTTCTTAATTCATTTGCGACGAATTCTTCATTTGTAAAAACATATTCTAAAAATTTACTTGTAAAAAAAAGATCTTTTTGTTTTAGGAATTTTTCGGGAGATACAAAGGATAAACATACAAAGTTTTGACCGGGAATTTTTTGGTCGGCTTCTAGGAAATCTTCTTTAATATCTTCTGCTGACATTTTATAATATATATAATATATTTGAATTTATATCTTTAAGTTAATTTATATAGAAAATTTTAAAGATTATTTTAAAGATTATTTTAAAGATTATTTTAAAGATTAATTAATTATGTTTTCTATATTTTTTTCTAATAAATATATATAAATATGGATGTTGATTTTGCTGAAATTCTTGGAAGAGCTTTAAAATATTTAATGGAAGGTTTAGCCGTCGGTTTAGCATGCTACTTTACTAAACTTAAGATGGATGAAATTATTATTATCGCAGTAACTGCTGCTGTCACTTTTGCAATATTAGATATGTATACACCTCAAGTATCTAGTGCTGCACGTATGGGAACTGGTTTTAGTATTGGAAGCCAATTTGCTGGTTTAAGATTAGCTTAATAAAATAATTATTTATAAATTAAACATAAGAAATAAAAATAAAATTTATTTTTATTTCTATTTTATAATTAGATGTCTTGTGATACAAACAGAATAAATAATATAGAATATCAATTAAAAAATAATCCTGATTCGCTATCTAATAATGACCTATTTTATTATCTATATTGTAATACAAAAAACAAGAAAATTACATATGATAATCTTGACGAAATGAAACAATATTTATATAATATTAATATTAGTTATTTTTATGAAAATATATTTGTAAACACATCAAACTACAGTCAAATATTAGTATGTATTATATGTCTTCTAATACCTTTTTATTATAGTTATCCCAAATATTATAGTTTAGGAACAAGTGGAATGTTTATTGGATTTATAGGACTTATTTCATTATATATAAAAGTAAATGAATTATATGGATTCTTTTTTAAAGGAATCGGTATATATTTTTTAATTGCATCCTTAGTATTTTATATACTATTTTTCATTTGTTTTAATAAATTAAATCATATTTCATTATTTTTTATTAGCGTAGTAGTAACATATTTAGTAATAACTTATATATTAAAAATAATATTAACAATTCCGATTGAAAGTAATCCATATAATAAATTTAGAGCAAAAATAAATAATAATAAGGATTTTACTCCTTATAATTTATTAATCGAAACATGTTGTTTACAAGTTATTAAACGATATGATTTACGATTACCCGCAGGAAATATGTTATATTCATATTTATCAATTTTTGATTTAAATAATAGTGAAGATCGATATTCTGATTTTTTAAGTAATATGGGCGGACCATTTATATCTATTACAGTATTATGGCTTTTAAAAAGATTTTTAAGTTCTTTATCATTTAATATACCTGGTATAGGTGATAATATAGATTTATTTCCAATAGTTGGTCAAAATGCAAATAGTTTTAAATATATGACATGTCAAGCTAATTATATATTACCGAAAGAATTAAATTGTGATTTATTAGTGAATGATTATATTGAAAAATATAAATTTAATAATGATGTATATGGAAATATTTATAAAGCATTTATTAGAATTTCTAATGAATTGTTAACAAAATATAGTCCAAAATTTGTATCAATTACAGAAACACCTAAAAATATACTAGATAACTTAAAAGAAAATAATGTATTTACTCAAATATATGATATTATTAAACTTTATGATACTAAAGCAAATAATACTTTTTTAAATAAAAAATATGGATTAAATTACATAGAACAAATTAAAGAATATCTTAAAAATAATTATGATATACCTTATTCTGAAAAATTAAAGGCTTATTCCTTATTAGAATATATAAATAATGTATTGATAATTGAAAATAGTATTAATAAAACTTATCAAGAAGATATTGATTTAGCAATTGAAGATTTATTATATGATGAACAATTAGAACCAAATGCACGTGATTTATTTAAAGGAATTATTGATAAGTATGTAAAATCAATGACAAAAACTATAAACAATTTTATTTTATATGGTTATGAAGATAATATTGTAACTTATTCTTTTGTAAGTGATAAGATTAAGAAAGTTGGAAACAATATATTTAAATATTTAATAGGTTTTATTTCATGTTTCCTTATTTTTACAAAACCAATAGGAAGTAGTTGGATATTTGCAAAATATTTATTAATTCCAAAATATGGATTTAAAGAAATTATTGAACATATGAATAGCAAATTTTTTATAGAGAAATATTTTAATTTAGGATTTGATACAGTTTATTTTAAAGATTTATATGAAAAAATGAATAAAATAAATAATAGTGGAATTGGAACAACTATAGTAAAAACAATTATGGAATATTTAGTTACTGGATTTGTATTTATATTTACAATGGGTATTATATATTTATTTAATACTTGTAATTTTGTATATGGATTTTCACCGGTATGGTATAATACAATATATCAAGTATTATTTATGATTAATATTATACTAAATATCGCATGTCATGAAAATAAAGGATCATATGCTAAATATAATGGAATATTTTTTGGAATATTATTTTTAATAGTATTAGGAGTTTTCATATATTCTTTTTTTAATTAGTCATATGTGGAGTCTTTCGCAATATATTTAAATTTATTTATGTTTTATTTTTTATTTTCTAAATAATATATTATCTATTATTAATATAATATACTATAAATGAGTAGTAATTTAATAAATATTGATGGAAGTCCACTTCCTCCTAATATAGGATATTATGATAATAATAAAAATAATGGAGAAGCAAATTCATATTCATCTCTAGATAAAAATTTAAAAGCTAGTTGCACTATAACAAAAGATGCACCAGGTATATATCAAACAACTGATATGCCAACTAATATTTCTATTCCATCCGGTGCAAGTGCATTAGATATACCTTATTATAAAGCAAAAAATGGTACTTTAATGGATGATTTATTAAATAAAACTGGTAATAATAAAAATATATCAAATCAGATTCAATATTTAACATGTCAGTTAGCAAATGCACGAAATCGTGTTTATGATGGTAATCAATTTAAAATTGATGGAGACAGTAGAAGTGTTAAGGATATTTTTACTAATAATACTGCATATAAACCATATTTAATAATTATTTTTTTAATAACAATGTATTTACTTATGAGTGGATTTTTTTCGTCGATTGACGTTGTAGGAAATATTTTTAAAATCATTGATTCAAAATCTAGTTTTTCTGCAAGCTATTGGGTTGGTCTCTTATTAGGTTTATTAATACCTGTTATAGTATTATGTACTCAATATACTAAGTTAATTTGTGCAAATTTAGATGAAGAAAAAAATAAAAAATTTGATATTACATCTAATCCAATGGGCGTGGATATAGATATACCAGTACAACAAGAAAGAATTGATTATAATATGTTAATATTATTTGTAATAATTCTTTATGTATTTACTGCACTAATCTTTACTTTAAAACGAAAAGATTTAGGAAATACTGTATATTTAATCATTGTAAGTGCAATTATGTTTATTTTAGCTATATTTATGTATATGTTATATGCATTTATTCCCTTTTTTTCAACATCTGATCAAGCAAATATTGGAGAATCTGTAATAAAGAAAATGCAATTATTTGTATTTAATCAAGAAGATACATCAAATATTTCGACAAATCAAGATAATAGTAAAGCCATTAAAAAGGCCTTTTTACAAACTTTTGGAGCTATATTTGTAGGTAGTATTTTATATTTTGTATTTGGAAAATCTACTAGAAAAGGATTTGTGTTTGACTTTATAAATGGATTATTAGGAAGTTCTGCTATTTTAGTTATACCCGCAATATGGGTATTTAATTTTGTAATTGGTGTTAATTATTTCTATATTTATCCAATTATTTTAATAGGAATCCGATTTTTAAGATATGCTATGATGACAATTATTTATTTAATGTCAGAACGAATGGAAAGTTTAAAAGATAAATTTTCCGAAGGATTATTGAGCGAATTAGAAAACTTTAAGAATTTTTCACCGACATGGGGATTAATTGGAATAGATGGATTGAAGATGTTAATAAATATGATAGGTTATGATAATATATTTTCTAGTACAATAATAGAAAATAGTGATGGTATAAAAAATTTGTCACAAAATAAATATGTATCATCTGGAATTCTTAATATATTTTTAAATTCTTCTAAAAATGGTTTTATATATAATATTGTATTAGCAATTATTACATTAATATTATCATTTAGTATTATGGGCGGATTGGGTGTGCTTTAGTCGTTCGTTAGAATCCGCGACAATTAGAACCAAATGTATCTAATTTTGGTGTTAAATTATCGGGACAGCATCCATAGCGAAGATATTTACAATTTGTATCTTTATCTGAAAATGTTATAGTATTAGCTTTCCACCACATAATAATATATACAATCAGTAAAATAAAGATTATGATAAAGAATATATAAATTATATGTAAAAAATATTTTGAATTAAAATTCATTTATATTTATATATAACAAAATAATTTTTATCCTTATTAATAATATACATATATTAAAAACATGAGTGGAATTCTATTTTTTACTTTATTAATTATATTAATAATACTTGCTATTGTTTATTTATATTCTGAGAATAAAGAACATTTCGGAACATATTTTTATGGACCCTATGGATATGGAGATACTGGATCCGACCCATTATCATTTTATAAATATCCTATTTATAGACAACCTTTTATGTATCCTTTTAAATTTTACAGTAGTTATCCTTATCCTTATATGACACATTATGAGACAAATATTTAATAAATATTTTTTTGGAGTCTTTCGGAAGCTCCATCAGCCTGCAGCAAGCCCTACTGGGAGCCGTTGAAATAATAAATCATATTTTTAATATTATTCTCAACTTCTTCAAAATCTGAATTAAGTATTGTACCATTATTTTCCAAAATATTAGTTATTATCATATTAATTTCAAATAGTAGAATATTTATTCTTTCAAAACTTAAATTTTCAATATCATGTTCTTTCCAATTAATAAAATAAATTACATCATTGTAATTATTATATTTTACAATATCATAAATATATTGTATAATATCTCTTTTTCTAATCGATGGAAATTCTATAATATTAAATTTTGCAATGAATCTATGATCCTTATATGGTATTGTTTTAATATAAGTTGACTCAAATACAATAATATTTGTTGAAAGAGGGATATTAAAAATAACTAATTGTTCATCATCGCTAACAGAACGTCCATCTCCAATCATAAAATCATTAACATAGATTACAGATTCCTTAGTTTCTAGAAATGGTGCTTTTAGAATAAAGTCATTAAAATTGTAATTCATAAATTCATAATTATTTCTATGAGCCATAATATTCATAAAATCTTTCTTATATGGTGTTTTATGACCATCTAGAATAAATGGATATTTGACTTCTGAATCAAAAATTGTTTGAATATCATGTGTTATTTTCTTATTTGATAAAAATTTAGTGTATTTTGAAAGAGACAATTGTGAACTTTCAATACAAATAAATGTAGTAATGATCAAACATAAAATATTGAAAAGCATTTTAGATATAAAAGTTTATAGTTTTATTTTTAATTTGTAATTTATAAAATATTTTAAGAAGAGATAAAATATTTCAATTTTTAATTAAGAAAATATTGTTGGATGTGCGAAGCAAATTAATAATAGAACCGTTAGGTCCTTAAGAGGTTCGAAAGGATGTGCGAAGCCATTGTATGTTCCTTTCTAGATTGATTTTATAAAGTGCCAACCTAATTTTTCACATATCTTTTTCCATATCATATCAGTTTGATGTAATTTTTCACGGTCTTTAAGAAGAGGAAAATATATCTTATATTCATCTAATCCAAGTAGTTCTACAAATTTATGAAGAACATATGAATAATTAAGGAAGTTTTTACGAGTTTTTGGGCAAACTTCCATAAATGGTGCTTGAATTTCTTTGAACATAAGGCGTAATTTCTCTTCTAATTCTTTACTCATAGAAGGAGGTTGGACTCCATTTATTTGGTAAAGAATATGGGCGGCATGGTCATAATATTTGTTTAGTTTTATTTTTTTCAGATATTGGCGAATTTTTCGCGTATCTAGTTTTTCTAAGTTAGTAATTCGTTCTTTTTTGATTTCTAATAATATTTTTTCATATACCTCATTAGGTATTTCAGTCGATTCTTTCGCCTGAAATTGTGCTAACCCAATAGCTCTTTATATTTCTATAAAGTTTGGACTATACCTTAAGTCATCATTGAAGTTTTGATAAACTTCTCAGACCCACAACCATCTAGTCTCTGAACCTTCTCCATATGCTTACAATAGCGCACTTAGGAGCTTGGCTGCGGATTTTCCAATCTTTTTCGTTTTTCCCGTACTCAGGGGTATTACCTCGACCATTATATTATGTTTCCATATATAACTTGGGAGAAAAAGCTCTAAGGATGTTCCCGCAATTTGGTTTGTGTCGCCTCCACATATTTTATGTATTGGAGACTAGCAATATTGTTTATCCCGTTTGAAATGGGCAATATTACTGTTACGAGCAGATTTGGAAACCTTTATTTTTTATGATTTCCAATGTATCTGACAAAAATAATTAACGTAATGTTTTTAATAATTTATTAATTTTTATAAAATAATTTTTAAAATTTTTTGATTTTTATTTTGATAATTTAAAAAATAACTCAGAAATACATTCTTTATATACATCATCAAATGTTTTACTATCTTTTATTTGAAATTCTTTTTTATATTTACCATCTTTATAGTAATCATCCGGAAATCCATTAATACAAAATCCTTTAATTATACCTTTTTTCCTTAAAACATTAAAATATTTCGGAAGATAATATTTTTCATAAAATGATTTTTCAATATCATTTACATCAATACTTTCAACAGGAAATAAACTCATATCAACATTATTTTCATTAATATATTTTAACATATTAACAAATTTATTTGATTGGTCTAAATTCCATCGATTTGTATTTTCTTGAAAGTATCTTTTCGGAAAACGAACTCCTTTATTATTTAAAATTCCATCTACATAATATCCTGCAATTTTATTATCTTTAATTACTGGATAAATATATTCAGGTAATTTATCTTTTTCCATTTGTTCTTTTTTAGCCTGAATAGATTCTTTAATATTATTTTCTTTTATTTCTTTAACTTCTTCTTCAATATATTTATATTGTGTTTTAAGATTATTTAAATGATTTATAGCAGCTTCTAATGCATTTTCTTTATTTCCATATTTAGCTATTGAAAAACTAAAAGATTTTAGATATTCAACTGTATTAATTCCTATTGGAAATTTATCGATTGTATATTCTGATATACCTTTACTATTTCTTCTAGCATTAATATATTTTGGTAAATCATTATCTTCAGCATGTTTTCTAGGCTTACTATTTCTTCTATTTCCAATTTGACCTTTGCTAATATTTTCTTTTTGATTTTCAGAATGGACATGACCAGTATGAGCTATTTTCATTTTTTCAATTGTTTCTGGATTATTTTTTCCTTTATCGCCTCCAAATTTTAGATTATATCCAACTGGCTTCATAGAATTAAATAAATCAATATAATAAATCTCTTTTTCACTAATAGAATCAATGTTACCCTTATATACAGTTTTAATAATAAAATTATTTTCACCATATTTTCTGATAGCATTATTGAGTAAAACACAATGGTCATCATTATTTTTACAAGCTTCTGTAACATGTGATTTCCATCTTCCAAGAGTTCCCCAACGATTATTATTTTTTCCAGTATAACAATTAGCTTTTCCTACATAAATCTTTCCATTTATCTGATTTTCAGCAATATATATTTGTGCATTATTAAGGTCATCTTTTAAGTTAAAATCTTCATTTTCTAAATAGGATAATGTTTCAAGCAATGGATTTTTTGGTTTAATTTTTATTTTAATGGTATTTTCTTGCATTTTGAGTATTTTATATTTTACATGAATAAAAATCTAGAAATATTAAAAATCATTTTTTTTATTTCTTTTAATAAATTATTTCCGACATTCGTTAATTGTTTTTTTGTCGTATATAGTGACTCGTTGTAGTGATTTATTCTTTTATATGAGAAGTAACAGACTTCCATTGGAGGATCTTTGAAAGAAGGTTTGTCACTCTCTATTAAAATATTTTGTTGGATTCCGCACTTTTCGCAGATTTGTATGCCATCTGAATGATATACCGTCATTTCTATGGTGCAATTTGGACATTTGAAAATATTTAGATCGATTTTAATTTTAGAAACATAATTAGGATCTATTTTTTGCAAATATTCTTCAAGAACATTTTTTTTACGAAATGTGGATTCTTCTTTTACAAAATCACTTATCTTCATACTGGTATAAGAAGGGTCTCCTCCGCCATTAGAAACTTCATTAATAGTAGAATCTTCTATAGGAATATTATCTTCAGTAGATTTTGTTTCTCTGCTATTAAAAAATTGTAAAACACTTTTATAAGAATTATTTTTATTTTTTGAATTGTCTTTTGAAAACTCTTTTTTTTTATTTTTATCATCATCATCACTATCATAATCATCTTCTTCATCAAAATCATCTTCATCAAAATTATCATAATTTATTAAATTTTGTTCAAAATTCTGATAATCATTATCATTATTTTTTGAAGTTTCAATATTTTCATAATAACTATGTAATAAATTACCTACTTGTAAATAATAATTATTAATATCGTCATTATTTATAATACCATTGATTTTATTTTTTAATTCATTTATATCTTCGCGAAGCTTATCTTTATAAATAATATATTCAATATCATTTTTTTTTGACTGGTCTCTATTATTATATTCATTTATCATATTTTTAAGCTTATCTTTCAATGAAGGTAAAGAGTCATTTAAACTCTTGAAATGATTAATCATTTCGGAATGCTTAGCATCGATTGTTATATTATCATTATTAAATGATGATTTACTCGAGCCTGATTTATTGGTACTTTTCATACCCAGCTTTCTATTTATTTATTAAATAGAAAAGCTTTAAATTCAATCTTTGATTTATTTAAAAAATAAATAAGATTTCGGACATTTTTATTATAATTTTTATAAATATCTTATAATAATGAAAAAAAATGATAATGATATAAATAATAATAGTAATAATAGACGTACCATGTCAGATTTAGATTTATCTAATTTAATAGATAATCCAATATTGACAGAATCTAATTTAAAACATAATGAAGTCCAAAAAATGCTATTTATATATAATGCTGTAAATGATGGATGGACAATTCGAAAAATTGGATTTGATAAATTTGAATTATTAAAAGACAATGAACATATAAAGAAAGAAATTGTATTAGAAGAATATTTAAAAAAATATATAAAATATAATGAATAATTTAAGCAAATTTCTTATAATCAGGAATGTGACAAAAAACATATGATTTTAATAAAGAAAAATAAAAAATTGAATTAATATATATCTAAAATTATTTTGATATTATTGATAATATTAATATATGAATTATCCAGAGATTCATGATAAGGCATCATTTCATTTAATGGGAAACCCATGTGATTTATATAAATTTGTAGAATGGAAAGAAAATATGATAGAATATTACATTGAAGAATATGGTGGAGTCTTTTGCAAGCTCCAGACTCCAGCGGCTCCGCATCCGGGACAAGCCCTCCTAGGAGCCGCTGAAAGTGATAAAAAGAATGATTTATCAGAATTTAATAAAATATGGACATCAGGAGATATATACGATATTGATTTTAAATATCAATTGTATACAGAGACTATACATAATTTGTTAATAAATCATGATAAATATAAGATATGTGATGTATTTTATATAGAACATAAATATGAAACACGGCAATATTATGGTCTTGGACGCATTTCTTATGACATTGAAAATAATAAGAAAATATTAATTCATCATGAAGATGATGGATTTTGTATACATGATAAAATATTTCCTAAATTGTTACAAGAATTGATTGATGAAAAACCGAATTTTTATGAAAATGTTTTAAAGATTTATGAAGAATATTTCGTTGAATAAAATGAATAATAATCTACAAATATTATAATGATAAATATCTTTAAAAATATATTAAAAAATGATTTTACAGAACTATCTAATGAAGCAGAAGATTTAAAAAATAAAATTGAAAAAGAAAAAAAAGATAGACATAATGATGATAACAAACATAAACAAAAAGAAAAAAAAATCCAAGATTGGAATTTATCAAATGTTGATACATTATACAATTGGTTAGTTATTTCTTCTTATAATATTATGATTTTAGAAAGAACTATTGAATATTATAGGACAATTTTACGAATATTTACAATATCTGGATTAGTCTTATCTAGTTTAACAGGTACTATTAGTGTATCTCAATTAACTCAATCAAGTAATAGCCTTATATTAAATTATATTTTTACTTTTATGAGTTATTCTATTACAGCTTTAACAGGTGCTTTAAAAATATATAGAATACAAGAAAAATTGGAAGATTTTATAAAAATAAAACAAGAATGGATATCATTCAGTACTAGCATTGTTTCTCAAATGCAACTTCCATTAAAAATGAGACAAGATGCAGAAGATATTATACAAATGAATAAAATAAAATATTTAGAATTATTGAAATTAGATTTGGAAATACCACAATTTATAAAAGAGTCTGTTGTAGATAATATGAGATTACAATATGATTATTATGGAGAACACGAAATGATTCGTCCTGCTTTAACTGATATTATAATGGGTGTTGCAAGCAAAGAATTATTTATTTCAAAAAGTAATGAAAAGAAGAAAATAAAAAATTTGAAAAAAGAAGAAAATGATTTAGAAAATGATTTAGAAAGTGAATTAGAAAGTGAATTAGAAAGTGAATTAGAAAGTGAAAATAGTAAAATAAATAACCAATATATTGTTGTATAATAAAATATTAATTATTGAGTAAAATATAATATATAGAAGAAATATATAAAATTAAAATTTATTTTTTAAAAAAATAAATAAAAATGAATTAAAAATAATTTGAAAATATTAATCATAATATTTTGAAATACGAAAAATATGAAATATTGTTTTAATAAATGTGGAAAAACAGCTCGATTTAATATATTAGGTTCAGTTCCTAAATATTGTGGTGACTGTAAAGAAGTTGGAATGATTAATGTGAAAAATAAAAGATGCATATATGAAGGATGTGAAACATTAGCAAATTATAATATAGTTTCTGATAAAAATCCATTATTTTGTGTAATTCACAAAAGTGCTGATATGATAAATGTGACAAGTAAAAGATGTGAACATAAAGGATGTAATAATATACCATCTTTTAATTATGAAGGTGAAACAAAACGTCGGTTTTGTAGCGAGCATCGTTTAGAAAATATGATAAATGTAGTTCATAAATTTTGTGAAGAAGAAGGTTGTAAAAATTTACCATGTTTTAATTTTGATAATGAGATTAGTGGAAGATATTGTAGTATACATAAATTACCTGGTATGGAAGATATAATTCATAAAAAATGTATTTTTGAAGGTTGTAAAAAATCGCGAATATTTAATGATATATTTTCTGAAAAAGCATTATATTGTAGTGAACATAAAATGGAAAATATGGTAGATGTAATTAGTAAAAAATGTATTTTTGAAGGATGTAAAACACATCCCTATTTTAATTATGAAGGTTTAACTGAAGGAATTTATTGCGACTTACATAAATTAGATTTGATGGTAAATGCGAAAGATAAAAAGTGTATTTTTGAAGGATGTAAAGTAAGACCAAGTTTTAATAAAAAAGGTGAAAAATATGGATTATATTGTTTAGCACATAAAGATGAAACTATGATAAATGTTCGAGCTTATATTTGTAATGAAGAAGACTGTTTAAATTATGCTTTATATAATAAACAAAATGAAATTAAACCAGTTTATTGTGGTGCTCATCAAAAAATTGGTATGATAAATATTAAAGCAAAATTATGTATTCATCAAGATTGTAATAAAATACCCGTTTATAATAATAAAGGTGAATCTTTAGGATTATATTGTTTTGAACATAAATTAGAAAATATGATTGATGTAAAACATTACATGTGTAATGAAGAAGGATGTGATTTACGAGCATATTTTAATTTTGATGGAATTAAAAAATTATCATATTGTTTCGAACATAAAAAAGAAACTATGATTGATGTATATCATAAAAGATGTTTAACTCATATGTGTTATACAAGAGTAAATAATCATAAATACAATGATTATTGTTTTTATTGTTTTGTAAATTTATTTCCAGATTTACCTGTATCACGAAATTATAAAACTAAAGAACGAATTGTAGTTGAATTTTTAATTAATAATTTTCAAAATTTTACATGGATTACTGATAAAAAGATTGAAAATGGTTGTTTTAAACGAAGACCTGATTTATTAGTTGATTTAGGATTTCAAATTCTTATTATTGAAATTGATGAAAATCAACATATTGATTATGATTGTTCATGTGAAAATAAAAGAATTATGGAAATATCACAAGATTTAGGACATCGACCTGTTATATTTATTCGCTTTAATCCAGATGATTACAAAATAAATAACAAAAAAATAAGTTCATGTTGGATAATTAATTCTAAAGGTTTGTGTGTAATTAAAAAAACTCAAACAGAAGAATGGAATAATCGACTTAATATTTTAAAAGATACAATAAATTATTGGTCAAATGAAGAAACAAATAAAACTGTTGAAATTATTGAATTATTTTATGATATCTAAAACCTAAGGAAATTTTATTTTTTAATTTAATTTTAATTTAAATATATTTTTAATTTATTTTTAAAAAATATATTTATAAAGAATTTTCAGAATTTAAAAATACTAAGGAAATTTTAAAAATCTAAATTTTTTAAAAAATATGTTTTAAAAATATATTTTTATGGTATATAAAATATATAGACTTATTAAAATTTTAAAAAAATCGATTTTTAAAATTTATTTATTTTATAATTTAATTTTGAATTAATCGCATTTCTACAAGAATTTTTTTCTCAGTATAGAATATATAAAGAATGACCGGTGGCCTAATGCAGCTCGTCGCCTATGGCGCTCAAGACGTTTACCTTACAGGTAACCCACAAATCACCTTCTTCAAGGTTGTCTATCGCAGACATACTAACTTCTCTATTGAAGCCATTGAACAAACCTTTAACGGTACCGCCGATTTCGGAAAGAAAGTCACTTGCACTGTTTCCCGTAACGGTGATCTTATTAACCGCATTTACTTACAAGTCACTCTTCCCCGTGTCGAATCCACTGTTTCTTCCGCCTTTTTCCGTTGGGTCAACTTCATTGGCCACTTCCTCATCAAGAGTGTTGAAGTCCAAATCGGTGGTCAACGCATTGACAAACAATACGGTGATTGGCTCACCATCTGGAATGAACTTTCCCTTCCTCCTGGCCTTAAGGCTGGTTACGATAATATGGTTGGTAACACCGTCGCCCTTACTGGTACCGGTCTCCAACGCACTGAATCTACCTGTCTTTACGTTCCCCTCCAATTCTGGTTTTGCCGCAACCCCGGTCTTTCCCTTCCCCTTATTGCTCTCCAATACCACGAAGTCAAGATTGAACTTGAATTCCGCCCCAAGGCTGAATGCTATGTCTCCACTGCTGGTTCCTTAAACAGCTGTGGTGTATCTGTCAACGGTACCCTCGATGCTTTCTGCGTTCCTTCCCTCGAATACGCCACCCTTTTCATTGATTACATCTACCTTGATACTGATGAACGCCGCCGCTTTGCCCAAACTTCCCACGAGTACCTCATCGAACAACTCCAATTTACCGGCGATGAATCTACTGTTAACACCAATGTTAAGGTAAAACTCAATCTCAATCACCCCGTCAAGGAACTCATCTGGGTCGTCCAACGTGATGATGTCGTCAAGCTCGGCTACAACCAATGGAACAACTACACTGATGACTTTGATGCTGATTCTGGCTATTACAATGTCAACAGCGCTGGTCTTCCTGATCCAGCTCAACTTGTTTTCACCAACGTCGAAGATTCCACCAATGTCTTCCCCTTCGTCGGTGCTGCTCAACTTGATTCTGAATACATCAGCTACCTCAAGGCTGCTGGTCTCCAAGTTGCTCCCCAAACCTCTTCCGGTCCTGGTATCACCCAATACGGTACCAACGCCCAAGTTCGTGGTGTCAATCTCCCTGCTGGCCCTGGTCCCAACGCTAATAACTTAGCCCCCACTGATTTCGGTGCCATCACCACCGCCGGTGATTACTCTGATCACGCTGGTTTCGGTCCCATCAACGCTGGCCGTAACCCCGTCGTCCGTGCTAAGCTCCAACTCAACGGTCATGATCGTTTCCAAGAACGTCTTGGCTCTTACTTCAATCTTGTCCAACCTTATCAATGCCATACCAACATCCCAGTCACCGGTATCAATGTTTATTCCTTCGCCCTAAAGCCCGAAGAACATCAACCCTCTGGAACATGTAATATGTCTCGTATTGATAACGCTACTCTCCAATTACAGCTCACCCCTAAGGCTGCTCTTGGATCCAAGATCAGAGTATATGCTACCAATTACAACGTTCTTCGCATAATGTCCGGAATGGGCGGTCTTGCATACTCAAATTAAAAAGTTTATTGTATATTTTTACAATATTTTCAAAAAAATCTAAAAAAAATTATTGATCTTTGGTTAAAAAATATAATATAAACTAAAATGGTATTCGCATAGGCTCTTTTTAATTTTATAATAAAATATAAAAAAATGATTTTTATATTTTAAGTAATTAACTATATCGAATACGCTTAATAAATAGAATGAATAAATACTCACAAGATTTTTTAAATGAATTACAATATCAGAATGATAAAAAAAATTTAATATATGAAATGAATGAATGGAATAAAAATAGTGATTTTAAAAAAGAAAAAGTATTAATTGCACATGAACTAGAAAAAAAAGAAAATTTATTTATACATGATAAAAAATATTATAGAGATTTAATATTTTTTTCAAAATCTGAAAATATACTTGATGAAATTGATTTAGAAATAGTATTTTGCAATGGAAATAAAGAATTAACTGATACTTGGAAATATTTTAAAATTATGAGTAGTTCTGCTGTTACAGG